GTATAAGACCTTCGGCAGAGGTAAAACCAATGGCAGCGTTATCACCCGCCGCCGTGTCTCCATCTGGCTCAAAAGTAGCTGCTGTAGCCACTCCAACAATGTCCACATTTGTAGTGCCTGTTGGAACTACAAGAACATCTGCATCTGCATCGTTTTTAAGAGTTATGTCGTTGGTGCTGCCTTGACCAGTTACAATAATGCCTTCAGCAGAGGTAAAGCCAATAGCGGCATCATCACCAGCGGCGGTATCCCCAGTAGCCTGTAGAGTACCAGATGCAGTAATGTCTGACCCCGCCTGTACAGCTCCCCCAGCAACAATATTTGTCCCTGCGTTAAATGTACCTGCTATAGTTAAGTCAGTAAGAGCGTCTAAAACTGCTGCACCGCTACCAGCACCATCAAGATAGACCACAGATACTTGACCGTTTGGTATGGTTACAGTGGATCCTGAACCCTGTTTAATGATAATACTATATGGACCTGAACTGCCACTGTCTGTCGTGGCGTTTTCAATAATGTGAACTCTACTAATATTATTTGGTGCAATAGTAATTGTACAATTAGAGTCTAAAGCACCAGTATATTTAATATACATTGATCTAGCTGGATCAGTTGACCCATCTGCAACAGTGCTTGTATGAGTATCAGCGTTGGTGGTTATGGCCTCTGTGCCAAATCCAAGTGCTTCACCAATAAGTTCAAGATTAGTGTTGGTTGTAGTTCCCCAAGTACCAGAACCATCGCCAGTACCTAGCTCATTAAGTCTTAAATCATTTACATAGGTGCTTGCCATTTTAGTGTCCTACTACAGTCCAATTCTGATGATACTATATTTTTTTGTTATGCTCGTCAATAAAACCTCAAGCCGCTATCTCTGTCCAATTGGGTGTTTGTGAAGGTATAATTGGCCTGTAAAGTTTCTCATCTCCAAGTCGTCCTGTTGCTGATACACCAGTGGGGAAAACTCCTATAGAAGCTATGGGTGCTATGGTTCCTGTTCCTAAAGTTCCTGTACCAGATACTCCCGTAACTGAAAAACCAATCCCCCCTTGTATTGATTCATTGCCTAGAGCCGTTGTCCCTGCAACGCCTGTTACAGCAAATGTTGCTGCCGCTGCTATCGTAACGGATCCTACAGATCCTGTGCCAACAACGCCTGTTGCACCAACTGTTTGCACTTCCGCCGCTGTTACTGTACCCAGAGCGGTGGTGCCAGCAACGCCTGTTACAGAAAGGGGAACACCTTGGTTCCACGCGCCCTCACCCCAGCCGCCTCTTCCCCATCCTGTTAAAGACATAAGCTACCTCATTAGGCTATTCGTATAATCGCATTACTCGCATCTGCTGTAGGGAACTGAATGGTAAAAGTCCCTGAAGTAGACGTTTTATTAGAGACAAAATCTAACACGGCCACAGCTTTATTACTATTGGTGCTGTTATATATCAAAGCACCCATCGCAGTGATTGTGGCTGTAGTAAAACTAAGATCAGCAAAATCTGTAAGAGCTGTCGTGCCAGAAGTGGTTGGAGCAACTTTGGTAAGTGTGCCGCCACCTGTTGCATATGTGCCACTAGAAGCAATCTCACCTGTAGTGGTAAATGCAGTTGTTGTTGCGCCTAAAGTAGCGGTGGTGCTTGATTTGCCACCACTGCCTTCTGCATAAAGAGCAAGCTTAAAAGCATTGCCATTTGTTGCAAAATTGTGTGTGCCTAACATAAGCTCTTGCTTAAATGCAGTACACATTGCTTGTGCGATTGCCATTATAGTCTCCCAATAGCTTTTGCTAGTTCCAATTGACCAGCTTCACGAACCTTGTTGCATATACTAGCACGTTCTTCTTTTCTAGCCAACTCTATATAATATTGAGCCAAATTCCTAACTCGATCTCTAAAAGCTTCTGCCTGAAGCCTTATAGGATCTGGTGCTTCATCTGATATGTAAATAAGTTTAGTAGCCAACATATCTGCTATCTGGTCATTAGATAATCCACCGTTATCTGAAGATATTACGTTGACTGATCCGACTGATGCAACATTAAGGTCAAACATGGTCGTGTCTCCCAAATATAATAGGTTCACTCTCAACAGGTTCAGGTGGATCAATACTGGATTGTTTAGTTATTAAAAGACTTCCATCTTTAACTGTCTGAACCAACGGATCCTCTAACCTATGATATCCATACAATTTTTCATTATCAGGGACATTAGTGTCTAATAGTCCTGATCTGTGTGCAACTTCAATCTTAATACCTTTGGATATGGCTATAGCACACCAGAACTCTACACACGCTCTACCTGACTCTGCCATATTTACATTTTTGTATGTAAAATCTATTCCATACAAGCAAATTTGTTTAGCCTTTTTCCATATGGCGTAAGCCATAGCATATGCCACGGTATTGTTGAAATAACAGACTCCTGCGTATTTCACCACCTCTTCTAAAGGATACAACTCAATTTCTGGGTAGTCTGCATGTTGTATGCAAGAGTAAATTGGCGCTGTATTCTTGGTAAGAAATTCTCTCGCTACACCTGTTTGTGAACCAGCGTTTTCTGTGTGTATAAATCTAGTGACGGGATCCATCATAAATGTCCTGTCAACATGTATGATAGCACCTATACAGTTTATCCCCCAGATCTCATCAAACTCTTGTGAAGCGACCCTAGCCGCAATATAATCTGAATAGCTGCCCCCCAACCCTACTATTGCTATTTTCATGTTTTATTTGCCCTTACCAATCCCTCACGATAAGCATCTGAATTTTCAACTCCTCGCGCATAATTCTGCAATCTTTGCGCGGACTCTGTGTATCTAGCCATGTAAAGCTGTAACAAGTCTGTTTCACCTTTCATAAAGACGTAAGCCTCAATCAAACAAGCATACAATAGAGTGTTTTTAGCATTTTCACTAATCCAAGTTGTCGTAGTATCGGCAGACGTTGAAACCACAACTCCAGTAGCGCCGCTAGTTGCTCCTGTAACTGTTTCACCAACGGTAAAATCTCCAATAGGAACAGTAATCACAAATTCTGTTGCTGAAGTTATAGAATTTATCGTTGTGCTTTCTCCACTTGTGCCACCTGTAATAGTCTCTGCATTAACAAAAACACCTGTCACATTGCTAACAGTTAAAGTCACTTTGCTAGACGTTAGACTGGCTGGTCTGTAATAATAATGCAGTTCAACATCAAAATTAGCATTTGGTGTTGGAGCTAAAATAAAATTTTGATAATCATACAAAGCATAATACTTAGGAACTCCAGTGGTCGCTGGGTTAGGAGTGAACTCTTGAAGGAAGTTAACGTCCTTTAATAATAAAAATTCTGTTAAGCTAGAATTAGTTAAACTTAGACTAAAAGATGCTAGATAATCATCTGGCACCGCTAAAAATTTATTTCCTGAAGTCATGGTGCCTGACACGTTTTTACGAAAAAAATCTAAATCAACTTCTTTCAAAATACGTTCTTCCGCAGTTTTAATAAAATCAGGAAGATGAGAAACAAAAACTGTTTCAACATTATCTGTATAATCTTTTATTGAAGTTTTTAATTGGGTATATGTGTAACTCATGGTGTGTTCGCCTGTCCGCCCATGCCGCTATGATTCGTGCAATAGTAATATAGAGTGGGAGCGCCACTAGCTACTGTTATTTGAGTGTAAGCACCAGATGAACCAGGCGTGCCATTAGTTGTTACACCTGTGGTGTATTGAGATCCCCCACCGTGAGTGCCATTAGACGTTGTAGAAAATCTTAATGGATGTCCTGAATTACTGCTATCTGACTGATCAAATCTGTAAGTGTTGCCTTCAGTTAAAGTAACTGTAGCTTGCTGCACTCCATCAATATAATACTTATTACCGTAACCCGTGCTGACAACTGTAACTGTATAAGTTGCAGCTATGGTTGCTCCAGTTCCAGAGGCTGTTACATTGCCTAAGGTTATAGTTCCAGTGACCCCTGATACTGTTGCGCTTGTTGGTGTGAATACATTACCACCAAAAGTAACTGTGCCTACTTGACCTTGAGCTTGTGGCACCTGCGCTTCAAACAACAAAGTTTCTAAATTAAAAATAGGAAAACTAACTGTAACATCTACAAGTTCTGATCTATCTGGCCTTGGATCTCTCAAAGCTTGTGCGTCAACAGTTTTGCGTCTTACCTCTAGCTGTGGATGTTTAGGTTCATACTCATCTTTACCAACGAGTGATCCATTCCACTCTTTACGCATATCGCGCAACCTATATCTGAAGCCAGATCTGTCAGATATACCATAAGCATTTTTTCCAACAGCAAACTTGCCCATTATCTAACTCTGTAAAATTGAAGATTAGGACTTACACTGAATGAAGCTCTATCACGATCTTCTGACTGCGCTCTAAAAAATTCTTCGTCATACATGGCTTTTAACATAGTGACTCGATCTGGAGCTTTTTTTATTGCTATGTAATAAGCCAAACCAGCGGCTAAACAGGGATAGAAGCGAAATGGGACATCTAGGGTGTCAACAAAGGTGTCTGCGTCATCTATCCGCGTTAAAGCATCGTAATGAAGAACATCTGTGCTGTTTTCTGGAGTAGGCCATATTTTTATTACAGGCGTCACTTGCCTATCAATGAAGAATTGAGTGGGTCTGGATTGTGTAGATTTAGTAGGAATATTTAAGTATGTGTCTCTACTAATCTTGCTCATTGCCAAATCGTTATCGCTTCTTCTAATAACCATTGACAATACATCAATCACATCAGCTCCCAAAGTGTAGCTAGATGTGCCTTGAGTCAAAGCTTGGGTTCTTTGAACAATAGTCCACTGATTTAAGCCTCTGTTGGCCCA